CTCAGCAACTTGTTCCAGTCCGTCTGCGTAACAACGATATACTGCGATGCAGAAACGATCTGCCCAGTCTGAAGATCCATAAGCCGGATCTGCGCCGATAACATAGTACGCGGTGTCAATCGGTTCTTCCCAAATCTTGAGTGTAGATACAGCATCGCGGCTTTTGACCACCTCCGTATCCTCGAAGTTGGCTCCCATGATATATCTATACGAATCATATGGCTGCTTCCTTGCTTCCTTCATAGCGTCGGTACAGCGGGAGCTTGAGAAGAAGCTACTGCCGGTCATAATGAAAGCATAGTCTTCGGTCGGCGGAAACTCCTGATACATCAGGGATTCGTCCTTGATGCCTTCCAGCATCTTCCAGCGCCACCAAGCAATCTGCCGGGAATTGATCTCAACCCCGTACAGCTTCTTAATATCCTTGACCCATTCCTTTTCCTCCGGCGTCAGCTTACCGTCCCAGTAAACCTTATAGACATCCGAATTAGGGTCAGCCGAGTAGAATTGATTGTGCCACCAACCACAGAAGATAGCCTTCTGCGTTCTCGCTTTCTTGGCCGTCACATACATATCGTGGAACATGTTGAACCCACGGGCGGTCGATTCAAACATGTAGTAACGCAAAGGGTTTGTCTCAGCCAAAGAAGCCAAGAGCGAAGCTAATCCTTCTTCATCTCCCCAAGAGCTAGTCTCAGTTCCGTGAAGAAATGTGATGCCTTTTCCTCGCCCAAGCGAGCCCTTAGCTCTGAGTCCAGCCACCTGATAGAAGAGGCGAGATCTGTTTCTGAGGGTAAGGGCGTTACGATTGTGGGTGAGCATAGGGATCTTGTATTCGTTTGGGAGACTGTCGAGGTACATCCCAAGCGTTCCTCTGAACATGTCACGGTTTTCCTCCGTATCTGTCACCAACGTACCCTGGAGACCGGGGTTAAGAAAATGCCAGTAAAGATCCAGAGCCAGACTGATCGTTGTGATACCTAGCTGACGGCCCTTCAACACAACAAAGAAATGAACGTCATCCTCCAGACCCTTGGCAACCTCATTCATCACATAGGTCTGAGTACCAAGCAACTGGTCCATACGAACCAATCCCTTTTCCTTCGTCTCAATCTTCAACTGATGACAGAACTTATAGAAATTATTCAGATCAAACTTCATCCCATCCCCCATAGGCACACTACACCCAACTAATCATACAAATCAAAAATACCATAATTTTTTTTGGGGTAGAACGATGTGGGGTGCACACCAATCAGGCCCCCCTGACCCATGCCATAGGCCTAGAATCCCTACCATCCAGATCAAGATTACTGGCATAATTTCATTAAATCATAGTTGATTAAATCAATCAGGTTTATAAGAACTCTCGTAATTTCATAGTGTTATGCCCCTTTTTGAATAACGCAAGAGAAGGGGCAATCACTCCCTCACCCTACCTATTGGCAGAGAGGGATAGGATGAGACTAATCAGTTAATGTGTGAATGACCAATTAGGTATCATATTTTAAGTGATTTGTCAAATATGCATCTAATAGATATATAGATATACTATGCATATAATGCATATCAGATATGCAATAATAACATTAGACAATATAGAATAAAGATTATATATTTAATTCATTAGATAGCAATGATGCTATTTAATTGATAAGGGGAAACTATCATGACTGATACCAAGTACAACGGTTGGACTAATTACGCCACATGGCGGATCAATCTCGAAATGATTGACGGGATTGATCCTAACGAACAATTCCCAGATCTGACTGAAGCCTATGACCTAGGGCAAGCACTCAAAGAATATGTGGAAGAATTGCTTGAACAAGATTGCTTGATCCAGCCCGATAGGTGGTCTGGTCAAAGAGAACCTAGAAGACCAATGGCTTTCCATTATGCTTTAGCATTCATCTCAGACGTTGATTGGGGTGAGATTGCTGAGCATCTTTTAGAAGCATATGCCGAAGCATGATTGCAAAGCCTAGCAGGGTTTCGGCCCTGCTACACTGTGCAATCAAGCACAAAAAGGGGAAACACTATGCAAATCAATCTCAAAGCACTCAAAGCAATCAATCTTTTCGCCTCAAAAGAGGAGACACGTTACTATCTGAATGGCGTGAACCTACGGTTTGAAGCCGGATTTATCTATATGGAAGCCACGAACGGTCACTATTACAGTGTAATCCGTCACAAAATTGAGGAAACACAAGATCTGCCCAATGTTATTGTGCCCAGAAGCCTGATCGAGAAGATCAAGCTGGATCGCAAATCGGGAGACTTTGCCGAATATACTTTAGAGAATGACAAGGTAACAATCGATTACGCTGGCGTCACATATCGTGAGGGAAGGGTTGACGCAACTTATCCTGATACGCGCCGCATTGTTCCCGAAACAGTATCAGGGGAAATCGCACAATATGATGCCGATTATCCTGCTCTGTTCAAGAAAGCTGGCAAAATGCTTGGTCGGGAAATCATAACAATAGGCCATAACGGCGGTTCTCCGGCCTTAGTTGATTGGCTCCCAGAAGACTTCGAAGGCTTTGGAGTGCTTATGCCAATGCGAACAAACGATGCACTAAAAGCATCCCCAGCTTGGTCACGTTATCCTAAAAGCAATGCCGCTTAATTTATCGTTAACCTGGGGAGAGTAATATCTCCCCATTCACTCAAAGGGGACGAACAATGTTAGTTATTAAGATCTTATCAGAAATATTCGCGCTTGGCACATTCGTCGCAGCAATTGGCTTGGCTTGCATTGCCTTGGGAGGTTAACATGGACCTGACAAAACACTGACATCTTGGGATTTTGAACGCAAATAAGGGGGCAGCAATGAATATATATCGAGTTTTCTACAGTGTGCCTTATGTTATCGAAATCAATGCCGAAACAGAGGAACAGGCCATAGAATTGGCAAGTGAACGCGAAATAGGCGATTTTATACACGACACGACAGACGGCGAATGGTCAGTAGATCTTATTGGCAAATTAAATACAGGGGAGAAAACAGATGGCAAAAACAATCGCTGACTACCTATTCGCGCTTTATCCTAATCATGGCAAGAGACCCGAAACACCAGACATCCCAAGATCCGAATCTTGCGTTGAAGTCAATCCAGACCTGTGGCGTTACTATTGCCTACTAAAAGATAGGCCAATATTTCCTGCCCCATCATGGTGGACAGAAGCCGATGTGGTCCAATCTTTAGACCAATTCGAGTCGGAAGCTCTCAGAGGCCTTCAGGATCGTTTTGACGAGCTTCTGAGTGGTAAGGTAGCCGACAGCCTGTTATAACGCACCAGCGGCCTTCTAAACCCGTTTAATCGTCAAACCAAGAGCGCCGGACAGTCTGGCGCTTTCCATATAGGCGAAAAGGGTCGGCACAAGGCAAGGTAATGGCCTTCGAGTTTCCTCTGTTCAGCCATTCGAGATGCTCAGCAACAGCATGTTCGTGAATTGATCTGAGGTACTCAAGCCAGTTGGTCAGGATCGTTTGCCCAAGATTATAATCCGCGCCCGAAGCCTTGGCATGTTCCGGCTTGGTCCAGACCACGACCGTTTCCTCCGGCTGGCCCTTGATATATTTGATTGCCATTTGATGATAATCAGACATTGCGCCCTATGCTCCTCAGATAGACCCGTGCCCGTTCGTCCCGTTCCTCTTGCGTGATCTCGCGCTTTGGTCCTTCGTCTTCCCAGCGTCTCTGGTTCAGCCAAGTGCTAGGATGTGGGACAAACTCGGCATCGTCCGGCCATTTAACCCGTTTCAAGATCCGAATAATATCAGAACCAGACGTGTGCAAGATCGCTTTTGCCCAGGCCTTTTCCGCAGCGCCCTTGGCCGTCTTTCGCGGATAGGCATCCCAGAAGTCCTTGAAAAGACTAAGGTCGGTTTTTCGTTGATGAAAATTGATAGAGGGGGGAGAGATAGGGGATGAAGGAAGGGGGGTTATTATATCTATATTAGAAGCACTAGGGGGGAAACCATTAAGGGGAAGAGAGGGGGGGGAAAGGTCCTGTGACTGTCCTGTGACTGTCTCTGGAATGTCACGTGACATGCGCTGTTTACGCTTACGCTCCCGATCAGAAGTCCGTCTGGCTTCCAATGCAGCAGTATTTGCTTCCACACTTTCGACCACCGCAGCGATGATCTCTTTGGAAGCGCCAAGGTCCATCAGTTTTAAGATAAGTTTTCCAATGCTCATTCGTACATTCCTAATTATAGGTTGCACGATGATGCAGAGCATATTATATATGCCCTATATCAACGCGCACCTGATCTGCGACGTTGTTCATGGGCCTCAGTTTGCTTCCCCTTTCTGAGGCCCATTTCTTTTTATAGGCTTCTAGTCCAGAACTCGTCCAGCAGTTTTTCGACCTGCCCAGCTTGCTTCATTTGATTGATCCCGTGCATCACAGTAGTGTGATCCCTGCCGCCGGATAGCTGTCCCATCTTCGGGTAGCTGAGATGTGGGCAAAGTGAGTCGGCCAGCGCCCAGACTTCCCACCGTGATCTGACATAGCGTTTATGCCTGTGCTTGGCCCAGAGAACATAGCGAACCTTGTACCCGAACTTCTGGCAGACAAAATCGCAGATGTCGTCCCAAGTGGGGCGGATCTTTTCGAGCCTGACATCTGACAAGACGATCCCGTAAGGCTGGAGAGAAAACGTCTTGTTGATAGTGTGGACAAGTTTTAGATCCTCTATCTTTTCCAATATCTTAGGCTGTGGAGGAGTGTTCGACACTAACGTCAGTTTCGCTCTCGGCACTATGCCCAGTCTGATCGCTCTGGCTTTGTGCTCTTCGTGTAGTTGTTTGAGATAAGCCGACATCTGTTTCCCCCTCTAAAAACGCAATACCAGCAGCCAGAATAATCCTGATTGCTTCAGCTTCGGAAGATATTTCTTGCGCGAAGCGATACTTTTTTATTTTCGAGTAAACGTGATCGGGAATAACGAGAAGTTTCTTTTGCATAAAGCCTCCTGAGTGGCGCGTCCGACAGGATTTGAACCTGTAGCCTTTGGTTTCGTAGACCAATGCTCTATCCAGTTGAGCTACGGACGCCTGATATTGAATATAGCAAAAGTATATTGACAATGCAAATGGCATATTATATATATGATGCGTTAACTCAACAAAGGGGACGTATTATGAGTGACGGATTTTCAGACGCAGAACGTAAAGCAGCATGGTGGGCCACAGACAGCCGCAGAGCGGTGAATGGTGGTTTAATTGATGTCATACGCGAGAAGCGCGGAGAGAAAGCCATAGACGATCTGAGCGAGGTAGAAGCTGTGCAGATGGGTCTGGCGATGCAGCCGACACTCGGCAAGCTCTTTTCTCAACAGAGCGGCATTGGTGTGCGTGATCTCGATTGGGTCGGCACACACGCCACCCACACTTGGCTTAAGGCTCACGGTGATTTCGAGACAAATGATGGTGGTTTGTTGGAAGTAAAAAACTTCAATGCAGCCAGCTTCCCTAAATATCCAGATCCAGATGCAGACCCTATGGATCTGCCTGAGCCTGACATTGTGCAGTGTGTTCACGAAGCAGTCGTGTTCAACAAGCCACATGTCTGGTTTGCTGTCTTGTTTGGGGGACAACGATTTCGCTATTGGAAGATCATTGTCACTGACGAGATGAAAGAAGATCACATCAAACGCGCTGCCGCTTGGTGGGCCATGGCGCAGACTGGCGAGTTGCCGGACGCTGAGACAATCGAACAAGCCAGATACAAGTACAGGAAAGAAAATGGCGGTTCGATCATTGCCAGCAATTATATCGAGAGCGTCATTCTTGGTCTGCAATCAATCAAAGAGCGCATAAAAGAGCTGGAAGAGTGGGAAGAAAAGAACACGGTCATTTTGCAGAATTACATGGCCGACAAAGCTGAGATCCGCAACATTGCCGGAGAGGTTATGGTGAGTTGGAAGCAAGCCAAGGCAAGCAAACGCTTCTCAGCAGATTTATTCAAGAAGTCACAACCGGCACTCTATGAATCATTCGTAGTTGAACAGCCTGGATCACGGAGGTTTTTAGTAAAATGAGCAATGCACTTATCTCATTCGACGATCAGGAAAGGATGGCACATGCCATTGTCAAATCCGGCTTCTTTGGTCTTAAAGAAGTTAACCAAGTACTCGCGCTTATGTCTATCGCGCAAGCTGAAGGCAAGCATCCTGCCACGGTGGCTCAAGAGTACGACATTATTCAAGGTCGTCCGGCTCTCAAGTCGCAAGCCTTACTTGCGCGGTTTCAGCTATCGGGTGGCAGAGTGGAATATCTCTCTTACACGGACGAAAAGGTAGAAATGCTTTTCAGTCATCCCGCTGGCGGTGACCTGAAGGTTGAATGGACGATGAAGCAAGCCCGTGACATTGGTCTGGCATCGAAAGACAATTGGAAGAAATATCCACGTCAGATGCTCGCGGCCCGTGTGGTGTCTGAGGGCATCCGGCGCGTCTATCCAGCTTGCATCCTTGGGCATTATGCCGTCGAAGAAGTCATGGATTTTGATGACAAGAAGCAATTCAGAAAGCCTGAGCCAATCATTGATATTGACCACCAAGAGGTTCCAGAGGGCACTATTCCTCTGTACGTGCCTGATATGAACGGCGGTGAGCCAAACGTCTATAAAATGGCCGTGGACACTGAAGAATGGATGATAGCTTTTGAGGCTCTGAAAAGCACAGTCAACAATTCCAAGAAGCTGAGCGACGAAGAAAAGCGCGTAAAGATCTTGGCTCTCAAAGCCGTCAACATGATGGTTCTCAATCAGATGGAAGGTGAAAGCAATGAAGCAAACGGACAGGATTGAAGGCACTGGCGTGTTGTACACCAACAAGGACAAGAAACATCCCAAGTCACCAGATTACACTGGTGAACTTAAGATGGATCAGGACTATCGCAAGGGCGATGTCATCAAGATCAGTGCTTGGCCGTTCACGACATCTGTCGGGCCGCTTATCAATCTGAAGATCAACAATTACAAGCCTGATAAGAACCAGCAGCAATATCCAAAGGTAGTCAATGTTGATGACGGGGACGTGCCGTTTTGAGCAAGTCACAGCGAGACAAGGGACATAATTGGGAACGGGATGTGGTGCACATTCTCAAGGATCGCGGTTATGATGCGTCTCGCAATCTGACCCAGACAAGAGATAGTGGTGGTGACATCATCATTGGAAAATGGCTGTTCGAGTGTAAGCGTTACGCGAAGATAGCTGTTTACACTTGGCTGGAACAGGCAATCAAAGCTGCGGGAGAAAAACTGACTCCCGTAGTCATAGCTAAAGCAGATCGTAAAGAGCCTATAGTAATTATGCGTTTGAATGACTTTCTAGACATAATAGGGGAAGGCAATGATACGCTGGCTAAAAAAGATGTGGTGGCGGATGAGGTGTCCAAGACCACCGGAGGAAATACGGGCACTCAGAGCGCAGAAGAAAGTCGCTCAGATGGCACACAGGGAAACTAAACGGATTGACGCAAAGATACGCGCAATCACTCACATGCAATTACGCAATTCATTGCGAAAAGTAGGGGACAAGAAATGACTATTGAAAAGATTATCTTTGATCGTTCAAAGACACATGGTGACTTCAAGAAAGTGGCACTAATGAGCCAACAATTGAAGTCTGTCCTGGCGCAGGGTGATAACTGGACAAAGTTGACGGACCAGCAGCGCGAATCTTTAGAGATGATTTGCCCTAAGTTGTCGCGCATCATGTTTGGCAACAATCACTCGTCTGAACATTGGAACGATATTTCTGGTTATGCCCTTCTGGCGGCAGATGATTACAAGTTTAACGTCCCTGACATGCAGATTGAAGATGAAATAGCTGAATTTGCTAAGAAGTATGCACCGGAAAGGCCTGCAAATGGATAATAATTTTGATCGCGTCAAAAAAGAGACAGATGTGATAATGGAAAGTCTTAGAAAAGAGATGGATCGTGATCCAAGGATCACGGTTCCGGTTGATAAGCGGCATCTCAAGCAATTGTTTTATCGCATCAAGCAGCTTGAGGGCGGTTTCAAGGACATTTATGATCTTGAGGCAACCAACCATGGCTCATATCATTTTTTGTCGCGTGTGATTGCCAAGGCATCATATGCTGGCGCGATAGACAATGAAGGCAAATATTCTTTTGTTCCAGGTCGGTATCTAACTTCGGAGTGGAGAGATGATTGACATTAAAAAACAATACCGCACCAAGAGCGGCAAAGAAGTGAAAATTTACGCAATCAATGAAGATGGCCCTTTTCCCGTTCACGGTGCGGTAAAAGGATCGCATTGGTGGGAGATGGAAACATGGACGCAAGAAGGCCGCGTAGATCATTACATGGAACGCGAAGATGATCTTGTTGAGGTTCCAAAACGCATCCAGCAAACCGTGTACCTCAACATTTACGATGATTCATACAATAATTATGTATCGGTTCGTTATTCTAAAGAAAACGCACTAGACAAAGCAGAGGATGAGCTTTTCGCGTGTGTGAAAGTGGACATAGACGTTGAAGAGGGTCATGGCCTTACTTAACGATCATGCCAAATCTTTAAATAGCAGCATGTGCTAATTAAAGGGGATGAAGATGACTGATGATCTTGTGAAGCGGCTTTATATAGCAGTTAATCAATTTTACGGAACGCATCCATGTGGGCTGTTAAAAGAAGCCGCCGACCGCATTGAGGAGCTGGAAAAAAACTTTGAACTTCAACTTGAGTGGTATCTATCAAACAAACGCCGTTTAGATGACCGCATTGAGGAGCTGGAAGCGGCATTGCGTCGAATGCTTATTGAATTTGATTTTCTCATTGAGAGTGGGCATTTGCCTGACATCAGGAGAGATATAATCTTTGACGATGCCCGTGTTGCACTAAGGGAAAAGAAAGATGATTAGAACCTTAATATCATCAATAACAGCTATGGCTGTTATGGCTATCAGCGTCCATGCTTACGAAGATGAAAGCCCCGCGCAATTCTTTGCCAAATATGGTGCACACTCCGTATCAGTTCCGACGAGCAAGCAGGAAGTGGCGCGATCCATTGCCTCCCAAGTCAACGACCGGCTTGGTTCGCAATGGGTCGAACCAGCACTTAAAATAGCTAAAATTGAGTCCGGCTATACTTGCCATGTTAAAGGGCCAAAAACACGCCACGGACGCGCTGTAGGGCCTTTACAGGTGCTTGTGGGCAGTGCTGAAAGTCTTGGCGTCAGCGCGTACGAGCTGGACACATCTTGCGCCATGCAGATTGAAGCTGGCATCAGGCATATGGAAAGGTGCGTTAAGCTGGGTGCTAAAACACCGGCTCAAATGGCCTCTTGCCATGTATCAGGAAGTCCGTTTAATAAACTCCTGATTCGTAAAGCTGAGCGTTACCGCCAAAAGTACATCAAGATGGCTGTTAACGCGAAGATCCCGCCATGGGTGGGGACGTTGTACTACTAATGGCGCGGAATGGAGCAGTCCGGTAGCTCGCTTGGCTCATACCCAAGAGGTCGCAGGTTCAAATCCTGCTTCCGCAACCATAGGTGTTACATGAAATGGCAAGACATATTAGGTATTTTAGATAGTATCATGTTGTTAACTCTAACAGTCTTAGAATTAAGACGCTTCTAGGGGACCAAAATGGCAAAGAAACCAGCAAAACCAGTAAAAACACCAGCAAAAGCACCTGAGAAGATCAAGGTCTTTATCGCTACGCCTATGTATGGCGGCATGTGTGCCGGTGTTTACACGCAGTCTATCATCATGATGCAGGCAGCTTTCCAGACTGCCGGTATTGAGGCTTGCATCTCTTTCATGTTCAACGAAAGTCTAATCACTAGAGCCAGAAATGCTCTTGTTCATTCGTTCATGAAAACAGACTGCACTCATCTTCTGTTCGTGGACGCAGACATCAAGTGGAACGGATACGATGTTTTGCGGATGTTTGACGCCGATAAAGACATTATCTGCGGTGTTTATCCTAAAAAAGAAATCAACTGGTACACGGTCAATAATGCAGTCAAGAAAGACGTGCCTATTCAGAACCTCAAGAACCATACAGGATCTTGGGTCGTGAATCTGGTTGATTACAAGCCCGATATTACCGTCCCCAACCACAAGCCTTTGGAAGTCTGGGCAGGTGGTACAGGCATGATGCTCATCAAGCGCAAGGTGTTTGACAAGCTGAAGAAGAAAGTGCCGTCTTACAACAATGACGTTCTGGATCAGGCTGGATCTATCGGGATGCAGGAACGCATCTCAGAATACTTTACCACCAGCATTGAACCTGGCACTGAACGCCTATTGTCAGAAGATTACCACTTCTGCCGCACATGGCGCTTGAATGGTGGCAAGATCTATATCGCACCGTGGATGGATCTAGGACACATGGGCAGCTATCTCTTTGAAGGTACGTTCCTCAAAGTAGATTAAACGCAATAGGCTTTGCGCCTAGCGTTGTTGATCTTGATCTCTTTGATTGTCTGATCTGTATCTTTGGACGACCAAGAGACAGGAACCCAAACTTGGCAAACTTGCGTGTTAATCGCGCTGATTGGCGTCGTGATCGCGCAGTTTGCTAGGGGTAACGTCAACAGCATTGCCAGCAGCAAACGCATCGTTGACCCTCCGCATAGCATCAGCGGCTATCTTGGCATCTTCTGCCGAAATCAGCCGCTTTTCCGATAGGTACGAACTCAAAGCTTCAACTGCTTTAATAAGAGCCAACAATATTGTCAGCCAATTCACGCAGTCGGCTTCTTTGACAAGACTGACCAGATGGCAACACCGACTGTAACGCCAGCGCCAACCAGCTCATTTGCCATGTCGGATGAAACAATGCCCTTACCAGCAGCATAGCCAGCCAGAGCAGCCAGCAAAGCGCGGATGATACCGCTAACTTGATCCTGATTCATAATGTTCTCCTAGCTAACTGGAAGTGCATGGGGTCATTGTCTCCCTGCTCTCCCCTCCATGTGAAACCATGTTTTTTCATGATTCCAACAAAAGTTTGGTCAATCATTCCCGGCTTCCAATGAGACGGAAATTGATTGTGTCCTGGGTCCATGTCTATAGCGCAAGCCCAAGAATGGACAGATAAAGACGATCCGTTGCGTTGCAACCTGTAGCAGAAAGCGCCGCCTGTGACGTCAAGACGCAATTCTTTGATCTTGTCGTGCCCCATGGTCTGCAAAACGTCTGTAAAGGCATCTGTGAAGGTTTGCAGGGTCTTTTTGTGCACCCTGATCCTTGGCAAAGGCGTTTGATTGCCATCGCTGTAGAACATAGGATAGGGTGGGGTCCAGTAAATTACGTTTTTCAGCTCCCACGCACGATCAGCATTTTCACCGCCTCTGGGGTCTCCATAAAAGGCATTCAGTGCTGCCGTATCTTCATGGGGCCAGTCCATGTTACCTGCAACCCCAACGCCTGCGAGCGGCTTTACCGCGCTCACCTTTCCAAGACCGTGATCTGGCACAGAAACTTTTATGTCTGGGACTGTTCTTGTCTTTGGTCGGGGCTTTCAGCTTGCTGCCGGTAGCACGATTATACTTAGCTCGTCCCTTCGCAGTAAGACCACCACCGGCCTTGACAGAAAGCTTTTCGCCACGGCCAACGGACAATGATGGGTTCTTCTTGCGATCAGTCATTTTACAAACCTTCACCCGGAGTGAAGTAGCACTCAGAAGTACCTTCCCCGATGAACGCGACATAAAGCGTCTGGGTAGGGCTGCACTGAGGTACGGTGTAAACCTTGATAGTGCCAGGTACAGATACCAAGCAGTAAGAAGGTGTACCAGCCACAGGTGCGGATACTGTGACGTTAGACGCCGTACTGACTTGGAAATACACAGGCTGACCACCAGAACCCGTTGGTTGATGGTTAGCCACACAGATCTGGTTCACAGGGCTGTCTGCCGTAACAGTGATGGTCTGGGTAGAGGTAGTGACGTTAGCTTTGTACGTCTTACCCATAGCTTGAAAGGCTATAGAATTGCCCATTAGTACACCTTTTTGTCAGGCTTCGTCGTAGGACTGTTCTTGTAGTCCTTAGTGCCGTCAAAGACCCACATAGATTGAAACTGGTGCATTCTGCCGGGGGTGAAACGTCCACCGCCTTCACCAAGAGTGTTTCTTACGGTCTGAGGCTTGGTCGCCTTGGCAGGCCATGCCGGTTCATTAAGGTTCTGATTGCTGTTTTCTTTCTTCACGACGCTTCTCCTTTATTACGGCAGGAACGTAAACCAGAAAGGCGAACCCTGCGACGACATAGAGCCGTTCTGTTGTGGGAGAGTACATTGCCCA